TCACAGCAAGGCGGAACGAATATTGCGGATGGCAAATGGCATCAGGTTGTATTTACTTATGATGGATCGAATACGGCAGCGGGTATAAAGCTATATGTAGATGGTAAATCAGAAACTCTAACACTCGGAGCAGATACCGACCCCGGCGCTTTGGCTGATACCGATTTCGAGATAGGACGTAGACAAGATACGGGCAGTAGCTTCTTATTCTGGAACGGCCAGGTAGATCATGTATGGATATGGAGCAGAGCACTAACGACCAACGAAGTCAATCTATTGTACCAGCAACCGTTTAGCATGTTGTTCGTCCCATCCTATACACTCACTGCCAAGATAAATCAGTTATGGCCGTACTATGATAACGAGTTATCCGGTAACTTGCCAAGCCCAGTACGTATGTAAGAAATAAAAAGCGGATATGCTTATAGACTATAAACTAGGTCAAACCTCAATCATCTTACGGATTAAGCTTCGTAAGGATGGAAGCGTGTCGGGCTCTATCCCTGGCAACGGATTAACTGGACTAACTAACGCTTCGAGCGGATTGATAATCTCGACTATAGCGGACAACGAAGCGTCGGCAACTACATATACGTCCGCCGGATCAACAATCGACACGATAGCAACGCTGGGCACATTTGCAACTCCTACAGCAACTCACTGCCGATTCAAGGAAGTAGATGCAACAAATCATAAGGGTATCTATGAGATTCAGATAGACAACGCTAGGTATGCGGTATCTAATTCAAAGAGTCTAACAGTATCGGTAAGCGGTGCCTCCGGACTGGCGGAGTGCGATGTAACAATACCTCTCCGCTCCGTTGATCCATATGACGGAGTGCGGTTCAATCTAACAGCACTACCTAACGTGGCAGCAGCCGCAGCAGGCGGATTACCGACAGTAGGAACAGGCACGGGTCAAATCAATGTAACGGGTGGTAGAGCCGATGCTAACGTACTATTCTGGAATAGTAGTGCAGTGGTGGCACCGAATGTAACAGGTATCCCGAAGGTAGATGTAGTAGATTGGCTAGGTACAACTGTAACGGCAGCAACAGCGGGTATACCTGACGTAAATACAAAGAATATATCCGGATCGGCTGTTAGTACATCCAGCGCACAAATAGGAATCAATGTAGTTAATTGGAACGGTAGTGCAGTCGCTACGCCCAACATTCCCGGTATTCCAAAAGTGGATGTAACAGATTGGCTAGGAACAGCAGTAACGGCTGCTACGGCCGGTATACCAGATGTTAACACTAAGAACTATAACAATCATGTGGCCGTTACTGATATCAACAATTTCCCATCGGTCAATTTAGTTGATATCTCTGGCTCCGCGGTCAACGCCACCATCGCGCAATTAGGTGTGAACATAGTCAACTGGAATGGTAGTGCAGTTGCAGTACCCAACGTCGCCGGTGTTCCAAAGGTAGATATCGTTGATTGGTTAGGCACAACTGTAACAGCAGCGGCGGCTGGTGTTCCAGACGTTAATGTTAAGAACTACAATAATCACACCGCTATAACGGATACTAACAACTACCCATCGGCAAACGTAATCGACTGGAATGGTAGTGCTGTTTCGGCCCCTAATATTGCCGGCATACCGAAGGTCGATCTTGCTGATTGGCTTGGATCAGCTCCTAACGCTCTCAGTAACGGCCGTGTCGATTCAATCCTTAACGGCAGGAGCGGTACTTGTCAGGGTATCGGTGGAGCAAACACTATACAGTTAGATGCTGGTGCCAGTCTAACCGATCAGTGGTACAACGATTGGTTAGTACTTATTACTAGTGGTACCGGTGTAGGACAACTACGTTCGATTATATCATATGTAGGGTCAACACAAACTGCAACAGTATATCCCGCTTGGAGAGTAACTCCGACCGGAACATCTACTTTCACTCTAATACCGGCTGGTCAAGTTGATGTAGGAGCGATTCTGCAAACAGCCAGCGTCGGTATGCCAGGTTACATCGGGATCGATTGGGCACAGATTGCAAATAAGGCTTCGATAAACAATTTGAGTGGTACAATTATAGCAAGTGTCTCCGGTAGCATTGGTAGTATCTCTGGGGTAACATTCCCGGCTAATTTCTCAGCATTCGCTATTGACGTATCCGGTCGAGTAGACATAGGAAAAATACTCGGTACCGCTTCAGCTGGTGCGACCGGATATGTCGGTGTGGATTGGGCCAAGATTACGAATAAGACCGCAACAGTAGCACTAACAAATACAACCATAGCAGGTGGCGGAGGTGGCGGAGGTGGAGACCCAGCAGCAATAGCAGCGGCTATACTCGCTACGCCTATAACCCCAGCAGTGCCTAATACCATCGGTGGGGCACTAGCGAAGGTGGGGACCGCTAGAACTACTGTTGTCTCTCCGGTCTCGGAAGATTCAAACCTAACACTTATCAGAGGCGATTCGTACCTAGCGCTATTCGGCCGTGCTATACAGTGGATCAATGATAGTACCGATACGGCTGGTGCGCTATGGCCCGATCTATCCGAGATGACGATTCAACTAGAAATTAATGAAGGGCAATTGATAGCGCCGGGAAGTGTATTAGTACCGACAGGAGCAATCAAGAAAGTACAAGTAGAGTTAACAAGCAGACAAACCAACACACTAGGCGTAGGGGTATTTGACTATAACCTAGTTGGTATATTTGTAGGAACAGGGACAGGTACGGGATCAGACCGAATGACATTAGCGAGCGGACAAGTTGCTGTCATGGCACGAGAGGATCAACCATGACAACAGCGCTACAACATTCCCCAGCGGATATTGTAAGGCAGCTACTTATAGAGATAGGTCAAGGTATTGACTCCACAACTACACTTGGTCCAGCCGTTAATGTACCTCCGGACTGGTCAGTATTCACCAGTACTGAACCGAGTGTACCGGATAACTGTTTAACAACATATGATATAGACGGATCATCAGATGGCCGGATTATGGTATCAGGAGAAGCACCATACCACTATGGTTTCCAGATACGTATTAGAAGTATGGATCACCCAACAGGATATATAAAGGCAAACCAATTACGCAATGCACTGGCTGAGTCGGTTTATATGAGTACTGTTAAGATTGATTCAGCATCTTATACAGTTCATGCAATCACTAGCATAGGAGAAATCATCGCTATAGGAAAAGACAACCCCGCAACTAAGCGCAGTTTGTTTACACTTAACGCAATGCTTGCAATGGGATTTCTGACCTAACCATACGGATCAAAAGGAGAAAGACATGGCACCTCCGGCAGTAACAGCTCGTACTATTCCAACCGGTTTCAAGATGCCTGACGGATACCGTAGCACATTTGCGCCAGCGGCTAAACCGGGCATACAGCTATGGGAGGTATCCGGTAAGCCTCCAGGACTAGACGGCGGTGAGAGTATTGATACAACTACAATGCTCAATAACGTATGGCGTACTAGGGATGCAAGGCATCTTAAGACGCTAACTCCTCTTACATTCAAAGCAGCATTTGACCCAGATGTGTACAACGACCTATTGAATATGATTAACACTCCAGGTGCATGGACGTTTCACTATCCCTCTAGTGATGCTCTATCATTCTATGCAAACCTGGAGAAGGCAGAACCAGATGACTTTGAAGAAGGCAAGATGCCATTACTAACCTGTACTCTCACTCCCACTAATTGGGACCCAATTAACTTTGTAGAGGCAGCACCTGTATACACACCTGCGGCCGGAACGTAACAAAAAAAGTATTGATTACCCTAAGAAATAACAGGAGCAGTATCTATGTCTACTACCGAACAAGATAAAAATATGATTATTGACCTAACTAAGCCTATTGTCTATGAGGATATTTGCCGAAAAGAAGTTCCTGTCAAACTTGGCGGAACTAACTATATCCTCAAAGAAGGATCGGCGGGAGCAGTAAAAGCGTACCGCAATGCACTGATTACTCGCGCTAGCTTTGATGATAAGGGTAAGGTCACAAAGCTTGGCGGTATCGCTGATACTGAGTCGGTTTTAGTGGCGGGATGCCTATTCAAAGTCATACCTAACGGCCTCCATGCCGTTACACTTGCTGAAGTAGAAGAGCTTCCTTATTACATCATCCAAGATTTATTTAGTCGCGCAAAGGCTATGACGCGCGGACTAGATGAGAAGCATAATGAGGAAGCAGCAAAAAAACTGCCCAACGGTACGCAGGCTACCTCAAGCTAGCCAGCGCTAAATGCGTACCACTTAGCAAAATCCTAGAGGAATATACGGAATGGGATGTACAAGTAGAGCTTGCTTGGCTCGACTTGCAAAAGGATGTTCCATCCCTTACAGATTGTTACATAATGCAACTAACACATGAGCTACGGTATATACTAGCACAGAAAAAGCCCGCGTTTAATAGTAAGGGTTACATAATCGAAAGAAAATCGGAATCTCAGGACGACAAGCCCGCGGAACCTGTTAAAGACAAATGGACTCCAGAACCTGGCCATCCTTGGATTCTTACCAGAGACAAGATCGAGCGCATGCAAAAAATTAGACAAATGCGCAATCTCGGCATGACTTCAGAACAGATTGATTTAGCACTTAAGCAGTAGTATATGGCAGAGCAAGAAGAACTAGAGAGTATGGTAGTTAGTCTCGTCGGAGACGGGCATTCATATATTAATATGCTGCATGAAGCACAGCATGAGACGGAAAATACTGCGCATCAAGTTGAAGAGACTGCGCACCGCATAGAACATTTCTCCCATTCTATTGAGGAATTTGCACATGGAGCGTTAACTGCGCTAGGTATATTCGGATTCGCTCATGGATTACATGGAGCATTTGAGCAATTCGATAAGATGGAAAATGTAATGATTCGCCTTGAGACTGCCATCGAAGCGAACGGAGAGTCAGTGCATACAGTAGTAGCAGACTACAAAGCATTTGCTACAGAAATAGCTAACACGACTCTTACTACTAAGGGTCAAACGTTAGCTATGATCCAACAAGCGGAAAGGATAGGAGTAACGGGAGAAGCGGCTAAGGAAGCTACTAGAGTATCGATTGCACTAGCAGCAGCAACCGGACAGGAAGCAGAAAGCTTTATGCGCGGTGCTCTTGCCTTACAGCGCGGAGAAGTTCACTACATACAAAGACAGTTAGGGCTAAGAGGAATCAAAGATAAATCGGAATTAGTAGCCAAAGTACAGAAAATAGTAGAGGGAGGATTTAGGGCCGCGGCAGCTATGGCGGAAACGAGTGGGGGTAAGATTGAGAGGCTAAAGCGTTCTCTAGCCGGAGTCTCAATAGAATTAGGCGCAATGGTATCAGAAGCTATACGCCCGGCCATTGAGTGGATAGAAAAATTCATTGCTGCATTCAAGAACTTAGACGAAGGCACTCGCCAAACTACTATCAAAATCATTGCACTCGTTGCGGCTATACCATTAATCGTACCAGCCCTAAATGCGTTGCGCGGCATAGGTACTATAGTATTCGCCCCATTCATATCGGCGCTTACAACCGTAGTAGGGCTGTTGCCATTGTTGCTTAGTCCAGTCGGTTTACTAGCAGCGGCGGTTACAGCTGCGGGGGGAGCCTTCCTATACTTCTCCGGGATTGGCGGACAAGCTATAGATTACCTGACAAGCAAGTTCAACGAGTTAGTCGAAGACTTCAAACCGGCAATAAAAGGAATTCAGCAAGCAATATCCGCCGGAGACTTGAAGCTAGCATTTGAAATAGCATGGGTACAGATAAAGATAACCTTTATGAAGGCTACGTCCGATTTGCGTAACATATGGTACGATCTTGTAGCAGATATTAAGGTCAAATGGACTGAGTTAGTCGATTCACTGAAGAGCACTGGTTGGGCAGATTGGTTATCTAAAAAGCTAATTGACCTAGGAGACCTACTAGAGATATTCGACCCGAATCAAGCCCAGCAGATGAAGGATTTAATAGACGACGACGCTAAGTATGCAGAAAAGCAAAGAGCAGTTCACAAAGAACAGGCAATCAAGGCCGCAAAAGAGCAGGCAGAGGCAGCGAAAGAAGCATCACTAAAAGAGCTACAAGACTTAGAAAATAAGCGCGCCGAGCTATTGGGCAAAGCACAGGAAGCAGAGAACAAATCTAAGCGGACCGCAAAGAAAAAAGATAACACTATACCACAGATAACCGACGAATATAACAAAGCGGCTAAAGCTGTATCAAAGTTCGATGCTGCTTTAGCGGGTAGCGCGGAAGCAATTTCAAGAGCACAGAATCAGGCTATTAATCTTCAAGAAGCAATAGCAGGCAGAGGCAAGCCGGGCGAGCACTTGCCTGGCAAGTTTGAAGCGACCGCTTATGGAAGTGCTGGAGCTACAGCTGCTGAACAGAATCAAGCGAACGTAATGAACGAAGTTAACAAAACGATTAACGTACAAAAAGAAGAAACCACAGGAATTAGCAAAGAACAATTGGCAGTACTTCGAGATATTGCAAAGACGCTGAACAAAAATCAAAGCGTAGTCATGCCTGCCACCTTCTAGAGATAAGAGACGATACATGGCATGCAGGAGCTTAGGTCCGCGTAGATGGTCAGGGGAACGAGACTCGGAAGGCCATCGCACTTATAAGATTGTATATCTATGCAAATGTGATACTCCGAACGATGGACCGGTAAGCGCTTTATTAGCCTCTGGTCTACCGTCTTATGGACAGCAATGGGTTATCGGAAATGACTTAGATTTGTGGGCATGGATGAGATGGGATACTACACTTACTCCGGTAATGACAAATGAGGGTAACTTCTTCTGGGAAGTAGAGCTAACATTTTCGACTAAGCCAGCACCAGATGCGAAGAACTGCCAGAAAAACCAAGTAGAGGACCCCTTACAGATACCCCCGAAGATAAGCGGCAAATCAATTAAGTACAATGAGGAAGCTACATTTACTAAAGATGGAGTACCAATAGTCAACACAGCGTTTGAGCAGATACGCGGCCCACAAGTAGAATTCGATAAAAACCGTAGTCAAGTAAAGATTGAGTTTAACTCTCCAACGCTCGACCTTGGTCTATGTCAGGGAATGGTAGATAGTGTCAACGAATCAGAATTATGGGGATTTCCGGCCAGGCATGTCAAGCTTAGCGATTTCGAGTGGGAGCGCAAGTTCTATGGCACTTGCTATCCGTACTACACGAAGATATTTACGTTTGACATACGTTACACTAAAAAGAATTTCACTTTCAGCGACGAAGAAGACCCATACGATAGCTTTGATAGAGACGTATTAAGCGAAGGTTATATGGCGCTTAGAGGCGATTGGGATACTGACAAAAACTCTCCTACCTTTGGGCTGTATATACTCGATTTCGATGTAAACCCTGCTGCTCCTAATCTAAACTCATTTGCACGATTTAGGGACTTCAATGGGGATATATCCCGAACGCTACTAACTAAGCAGGGTTTACCTGTAGGGTGGAATGGTAATGAATCGGTCAACTTCCTTAAGGATCAAGCAGCAGTATTGCACATTGAATACTATCCAGAAAACGAATTCCTACTCCTCGGCATACCTCCGAGCTTAGAAAGTGTCTAGCTATGAGCCAAGAAATTAGACTACAACTCAGCCTACAAATCCGCAAGGGTGTACTCGTCTACCAGAGTAACCCTACGGCACTCATTGCAGATATGCTAGGCAGTAGTGGCCCAACTCCGGGAACAATCCATGTAGCATTAGGTACTGGATTAGATATATCACTAAGTCAAATCGTCATACCGGGCGGCTGGTGCTTCATTATGAATCTTGATCCAACAGTACAGCCTACCCCTAATTTCATCGAATATGGAATCAACGACGTATCTAACTTCTTCCCGTTAGGAGAGCTATTGCCTGGAGAGTTTGCGATATTCCGTCTCTCTCGCAATGTTGGTAAAGAATATGTTGGCACTGGTACCGGTGTTGCTAATTCTACCTTTAGAATTAAGGCACACGGCGCAGCTACACTTGCAAGAGTAGAAGTATTTGATGCCTAACAATGTACCGGATATACCAGAGGACAAGAGAGAATACATTACCCCAGGGGGGAGCGAGTATATAGTTAGTCGGGGCGATACAATCAACGCGGAAGCAATACAGAATCTATCAAGTGCGCAATTCCGACCTATGGACAAGTCTAGATTAGTAGTTGTTGAGTCGGTCTGTCATCAAATGCCGAATTCTGAGCCAATGGCAGTACAGAGTCGTTACATGCGCTGGCTCGACAACGTAGACGATAATCCCTGCCAGATGCGAACGAAGATTGGGGAGGAATGGACTCCGATCAAGGGATGGATAGAGAAGGCCGGTGCGCTACATATAAGAAATGAAGAAGGCAATTTCGCGACTAATCCGACGGATGAAGAGCGCGCTGAAGTAATGAGTAGGATTATAGAAATAGGCATAGAGGGAATGGCAGCATTCTTAATTCGCCCAGGAGAATCCTTTCGCGCTGAGCCATTGGCACTAAGAGGAATTGGGCTAAGAACGCAGCACGGTATAGCGCGCTGTACTATAACTGTGTTTCCTGCGTAGGAAACTTATTCCTATGGACGCATATTATCTAGATAGGGCTGGGCTGCAAAAGCTCCGCGAGATGAGCCAGCGCCTATTCGGTAAGCCTATCAATACGATAAATCGTCCAGA